TTTGAAGTTACTTCTTCATTGAAGTTAGCGATTTCTTCCTGTAGCTTAGTTTCGAATTCTTCTTCAAGACGAGTAGTCTCAAGAATAGTTCTTGCTGAAACTGCAGCTTCGAATAGTGTAGAAATGTTTTCTTTAAATTCTTCGGAAAGATCCTGGCCATTGAACATTTCTTCAATGTCTTCCTTGACGTTTAGCTTTGGCATAGCATCACGAGTCTTTGGACCTGAACCAGTAGTCATGTCAATTGATGACTGATTCTGTGCTGACTTATCGCCAACACCATGATCCTTACCTGGACCAAACTGAGCCTGAACCTGATTGAAGAAATTGATTAGGTCAGAATTACCCATACCAGCCATGACATTCATAACGCCAGTCATTGCCTTTAGCTTTGGCATAGCTTCTGAACCACGAGCCTTTGGATGAAGTGAAGATGCAGCGAGTGTTTCCTCGTCCATCTTTTCTTTCTTGTCTTTCTTGTCCTTCTTTTCAGACTTAGAAGACTCTTCTTCCTCTTCTTCTTCCTCTTCGTGCTTTGCCTCGGATACAGCAGTATCCTCTAGGTTAGCAACATCTTCAAGATCGAATTCTTGGTTATCCATTGAAATAGTCTCCTATTAGTGAAATTTACATATATTTATAAAAATTTAGATTTTGCTAAAGAAGTAAGATATGCTTCAAATATAGCAAGTTTCTTTTCTTCTAACTGCGCTTTTGAAATCTTATGAACAGTCTTTTTAATTTCATGAAGTTTTTCTTCATGCCATGTGTTCTTGACTGGATCGTAAATCCACTCAACGTTTTCCATAATACCATTTACGAAGCAACCAGGACCACTAGGGTCAGAAACAATATCAACTGTTGAAAGTTTGAAATCGGATTGAACAACCATTACACCTTTTTCTTCTTTCAAAGAACCCATACCACGTGTAGAAACACCAAGCTGTCCACCTGATTCAAGGAGACCTCTAGCAATTTCACCCATTGGAGTTGATGTAATTTTGGCTTTACCGTTTACGTAGTTACCATCCCATGATAGTTCTGTAATGATATGTGAAACACGGTCTAGGTTAATTGTTGGTCCTGAAGGATGATTCAATTCGCCGAAAGCTCTTTTGGCCTGAACAACTTCTCTGAGATATCTAGAAACTTCATTTTCTAGAATATCCTTTTTATACATTCTACCATTCTTATTCTTTTCTTCAGCGGTCATGAAACGACCAGTAATATAATGGCTTCTTTTACCGTCTTCAGATCTCTCAGTAATATATTGAGTATCTTCGTTTAATTCGGCGATGAGTTTCATCTCTTATCCTCTGTATGCTACTGGAGTTGCTAATAAACCAGTACCTTGAAGTGTATCTGTTAATGATTTAACAACATAAATTGGAGCTGTATTTGTAACCGTTGTGTTAGCATATACAACACCATTAGCATATGCAATATTAAGAACAGCAGCAGTAGTTGGGTTTACAACTCTACAAAGATTTGCAGTGTTGCCAAAATTGTTTGCTGTAGTAATTGCTCTTTCGGCGCCAAGTAATTTAATAAACATTATAGAGTCCCCACATCTAATCTACCAGTTGTCCATCCAGAGGCTCCTGGTCCAGTATAATCTGTATTTGTTGCAGAACCTGATTCTGACTGACCATGCATTTTCCACGCTTTGGCATAAAGAACCTGAGTGCCTTTTTCTTTACCATATTCTTTTACGAAACGCTCTTTGTTGGCCTTAACCCATGCTTCAATCTTTGGATTTGGCGGAGCGACTTCGCTGATAACTTCTTCTTTAACAGTTGCTTTTTTGTCTAGTAAAACTTTCTGACCAAACTTTGGAATGTCTTTTGGTTCAATACCTGGAGGGCATTTTTCTGTGCCATGCATTTCGCACATAACGCCAAGACCAGTATGATTGCACTTAGAGGTTGCTTCTCTTAACTTTTTACCCTTGGCAGCAGCTGCCTGAAACTTTTCTTTGCCGTATTTCTTACGCCCAATAGCAGCAGCAACGGCTCCTGGATCTCTAACGTCGCCTTTGGCAGCGATAGATGCTTTGAGCTTCTTAAAACCCAAATATTTTTCGTCAAGCTCCTCTTCGGCTTCTTCGTAAACCTTAGCGTCTTGCTTGTCGTATTTGGCAACTTTTATGTTACTACCTTTGAACACTTCGTCGCCATTGCCAGCAGGATCTTCTTTTCTGCTAATTTTATGTTTCTTTGCAAACTCAATTTCACCCTTGTTACCTTCAGGTGACATGGCGAGATTTGTTAGATCGTTTGGTACTTCTTTACTAGCATTTACACCATGCTTTGTAATATCTCTAAGCGGCTTCGCCATTTTCTTCTTCCTCTGAGTTGTCTACGTCCATATCAGCAGCGCCAAACTCATCATCATTTTCAGCTTCTGGTTCATAATTATAAAGCTGCTGAGCGACTTCGATTTTTTTATTTTCTACTGCAGTTCTAATTCTATCAGTAACAATATCAGCAAACGCTGTTTCGAACTCTAATGGTTTCTGAAGAACAGCTGCAGAAATTAAATCATTTATTCCATATTTATTATCTTCTGACATTACATCTCACCTTACTGTTGTTGTTGCGGCGCACCACCAGCTAGCGCCTTTGTAGTTAAACCTGGATTCTTGGCGATAACTTGAACAGCCGCTTTATATTTGGCTTCATCAGCCATAGTTCTATTGCCCTTTGGCATTTTCTTCATCTGATCGACGATAATTTCAGCCTGACGAACTTGTTCAATTCTTTGCTGAGTTTCTGGGTCTGGTCCACCCATTTGTCCTTCAACTCCAGGCTGCAATCCTTGCTGTCCTTGTTGTTCCATCATATCAGTTTGCATTGCCATTTGTTCGTTGCTGAGAATAGTTGGATTAATCCATCTAGATTCACCAGAATTCTGTTCCTTACCAATCTGACCGTCTTGTTCTTTCATATCAGTATCAGTCTGCTTAAGAACATTCTTACGAATCCACTGATGTGAATAATACTGACCAGCGATTGGTTGCATTGAAGCAGCAAGCTGAATTCTACCATTAAGCATTTCAGCGTCTTTAAGCTCGCCAAAATAATTATCTGATGAGAAGTCAAAACGGATATTTGCTGCTAGCATTTTCCAATCATCAACCGTTGTTACACCCTTAAGAACTAACTGCTTTTCAAGTAGCTTTAGGAACAACTGTGAGAATCTGTTTCTTAGACGAACAACAAACTTCTCGAATTTAAGTTCGTCTCTTGTAATTTCTGTTGCTCTACCGATAGAGAACAAAGCATCTGAATTAAGTCTTGACACCGGAACATTAAGCGCCTGTAAAAACTTCTTTTGGAAGTATAGGACGTCGTCCATTTGTCCCAGTGTCTGGCCACCTGGTAGGGTAGTAACCTCCGTACCTCTACCACCTTCACGGCGTGGTAGCCAATAGTCTTCAAGCATCGTCATGAACTTACGATCGTCACGAATGTCACCAGTCTGTGCGTCGTAAATTAGACGGTTTTTATGCTTAACCATAATGTCACGAACATACTGCTCTGCCTTCATTTTAGGAAGATTACCAACGTCAATATACCAAATACGACGTTCTGGCGCACGAGCAAGACGATAGATAACTAGAGCGTCTTCCAATGTTCTTAACTGGTTAAGTGGCTTGATTGCTTTATGTAGATATGAGAGAACCATCGTTCCCTGATTGTCAGTAAGACCTGACACAATATGTAGAACTGAATCCTTTGCGACCTTCAAACCAGTGGTTGATGGACCAACTGCCTTATTACCAAAGTTGAAACCCTTGTCATTGAAAATAAAATATTCGTTGACTGTCTTAGTTACAACTGCATCGCCAGGATTATTGGCTTGAATACGTTTCTTTTGAACTTCACGGACTTTACGGATCTTACGTGGATCAACGTAACGAAGTTCTTTGATACCTTCATTTGGCGTTTTATCGTTGATAACGACATGATAATATAAACGACCGTCGATATACCAACGACGATAAATTTCATAAGCATATTTGTTGAACTCTAACAAATTAAGACAATAATTAAACTCATCAGTAATCATTTTCTTAATATTGTCTGCAATTTTAAGATCGTCTAGATTAATAGTTACAACATGCTCTTCGTCAATCGCAATAGATTCATTAACAATTTCGTCAATAGCAGCGTCACATTCTGGCTGCAGAGACATTTCACGATATTTTGTAACAAGTTCTGCTTCTGATCTTACTGTACCATCAAGGTCAACATACGTTCCGAATGCACCGCCTGCAGATACGACTACTGCTCCATCATCCGTATTACTTGGTGGGGTAAAGGATGGGAGTTCTTCTTCTTTAACTTTTTTACGGAATTCGAAACCGAAAAATTCTGCCATTTATTTCTCCAAAAAACGAGGGGAGAGTTACTCCCCTCTTCATCTTATACTTATAATATTACGATGGACCGTTTGGACCGTCGATGACTGACTGCGGACCATATAGGTTTACGCCACCAGCCTTCTTATCGGAAGCCTCAATTACTGGAACCCAATAATCGTAAGCAAATGCGACAGTAAATTCTTCAATTGCGTTTGCAGAATTCCAGTCAACACCAATACCGCTAATAGCAGTTGGGAAAGCGCCAACTAGAAGATAAGAACGAATGTCAGAACCATCGACACTATACTGAATAATTTCTAGATCGGCTTTATACTGCTCCTGAGCGACAGCTGGATCACGAACGTTAGCAACCATACGATTGATAGCGTTTGACCATGCTTCGAACATAGAACGAACAGCGAAATCTTCGTCGTTCATTACAGTTACTGACCAATCAGAGAAAGTTCTTTCGCCAGCAACCTTAACCTTACGACCAAAATATGGAACGTCGATTGAGCTTACTGTTGATTCTGGTAGTTCCGCTGCACGACAAACGAAGCGGAACTTGTCTACTGAAACCAAATCAATGCCAATCCCAACAGGAACTGATAGGAAAACATTGAAGAGGGATGGTCTGGCACCACCATATACCAGACCATTTGATTTGAAAGCTGCGATATTAAATGGCATCTAGTTACTCCTTTGAGTTTTATCTATTTATTAAAACTTGCCAACAACTTCAGAGAACTGTACTCCAGAAGGAACAGCAACGAAGTTAAGCTGGATGAAGTTGATGCTTCTCGCAGGTTTAATATAGATGTCGCCAACAAACTGGTTACTATCGATAACCTGTGGAGTATTGTTGGTGTCATCACATACAACTAGGAAGTCAGTGATACCACGACGACCCTGAACAGTTCTTAGGTATGGTGTTACAAGGTTCTTGAACTGTGCTCTAGTGAATGCATCGTTGAACTCGAATAGTGAGTACTTAGCAGATACAGAGATAGCCTTTTCAAGAACGATAAACAATCTGCGAACGTTAATACGATCGAATGCAGATGGTTTAGCCTGTAGAGTCTTATCACCGAATAGAACAGTTCCCTGTCCAGGTGAAGTAACAACTGGGTTAATACCGTTTGAATAAATTACATCACGTTCAGCCTTGCGTGGGTTCCAAGCAAGTTTGATTACGTTCTTGATCTGACCACGGTTGTAACCAGCTGGCGACCACCAAGCGTCGTTTGTGTTATCAGTGCGTACGCATGTACCAGCGATATCACCATTGAGCGGAACCCAACGATATAGATCGTTATACTTATCATACTGATACTTATAACCTGAATCCATCACAGCGTATGAAGAACTATGAAGAGCGTTTCTCCAGTTCTTTAGGCTTGATGCTTCGTTACCAAGGTTATTAAGAACCATATTCTTGTCTGGTGAAATCAGAACAATACAATCTTTTCTTGTTTCAACTAGGTTATCGATTAGATAATTTGCTAGCTGATAATTTTGGATTGTCTGACCACCAACAACAGTAGTTCCACCAATTGGTTTACCCTGAAGAACTAGGCTGATATCGATATCTTCTGCTGATTGGAACAAATCATAAGCAGCACCGACAATTGACAGAGTTGCTGTAGATTCATTAAGACCGTCAGCGCCTAGTGAGAAATTGGCGTTCAACGGAGCAGTAGCTGAAGAATTTGTTAGGTTTAGACCAGTATTTGAAGTGGCCTGTGAACGGTCATGAGCCCACCAAACATATTCAGAAACCTGATTAATTACATCTTTATAATAATTAGATGTACCGTCAGCAGTCTTTGCGTCTGTAGCACGTGATAGACCCTTGAAAGTTTCTAGAACTGTACCTGGAGTTCCGCTGAACAAACCGTCTTCGTCAACAACTACGACGTGAAGTTCGTCGTGAGCAGAAGTGTTACCGTTATAAAGCTGCCAATCTGACTGACCTGGAGCAGTTTCAACAACGTTGAAGAACTCCCAATTACGCTGAATTGTGTTTGAAACATAATTCTCACGAAGTCTATATGGGTCTTCGAAATTAATCTTTAGAACATTAGTGTTTGATACAAATGTTCCAGAAGCATTCGAAGCAGCTGCTGTTACGCTAACAACGCTTCCATATGAAGTAGTTGAAAGTTTGAATCCAGAACTATTAGCATGAACAATGTAGTAGTTAGTTCCTGAAGTCAAACCAGTAATTTCAGAATTGCCTGCAGCGTTAGCGTAAACAACTGTTTCACCGTTACTGAATGGGTGTCCAGAAGCTGTAATGAATCCAGTATTGCTATTGATGTCTGTATCAGTACCAGTAACAGAAGCATTAGCTACAACGTTGCCGTTCAAGACATAAGTGTTTGAAACAGTAACACCAGTAACCTGTAGATACTGCATACCAATAGAAGCATTTCCAGCGAGAATCTGATCGCCAACAGAAATTAGAGCAGAAACAGCATTAGCCGAAGCGTTAGTTGTTCCTGTGAACATAACTAGACCTGCATTAGAGCCAACTCTAAAATCAATCATAGTAGTTATAGAAGAGTTAGTAACAGCAATGTTTGACTGGAAGCTGCTTGCGTTATCACAAACACCAATTCTTAGAGAGTTACCAAGAGCTCCTGGGTATTTCGCCACATAGGTAATATCGTAATCAAAAAGACCATCTTTTGTTAGATAATGTTCTTCGTTTTTTACGATTTGATTAACTAGGTTAGCGACAATACCGTTAGAAGAAGCAGTATTAGAATCGAATGCAACCGCTGTATAAGCAGTTTCAGGACGACCAAAATAGAAAGAAGTAATACCGTTTGCTAATGGATTTGCAGAAAGAACGATAGCTGAAGTGTTCTTAGAAAGAACTGTGATGTTTTCTCCAGCAGGTCTAACAGTATTATTTGAAGACTGTGTTACATACATTCCAACTTCAATATTATTAAGAGAAGTAGAATTAGCTATAGTGTAAGCATTGATTGCAGTATTACCAACAGCCAATGCCCATGGAGTTGATCCACTAGTATTAGCGGCACGTGAAACCCATAGACGGTTGGCGTATGAAAGGAAGTTAGCAGCTGTGAACCAAGTCTCAGCATTAAAATTGGTTGGCTTTGCGAATCTTGCTACTAGCTGATTTTCGGAATCGACTAGTACTCTTTCGCCGATTGGACCCCAACGGAATACGCCAGCAAAAGCGCCATCTGAAGTGGCTACTGCTGGAACGACTGTTGTAAGATCGATCTCTGATACGTTAACACCTGGGCTTAGTTGAAATGCCATCTCTATATCTCCCTATTGCGAGAACTTGGTTATTATTTCATTATATTTATAAAATAAGCCTCTTTAGAACATGTCAGGGGTGTTCCACATCCAGGCATCAGGGACATATTTCTCATAATCTTCTTCGATAAAATCGTCTCTACCGGAGTCGATAAAACCAAATGGAGCCATGTCCTGCTCCATATCATCTTCTGTTTTATCCCTCAAAGAATTGAGGGTGTTAATATTAGTGTAATCTTTAAAATATTGTTGGTCTGACAACCAAGCAAAAAGAACCAAACACATTACCAAGTCGTCGTGTTTTCCTGGTTCAGCTTCATAGGAATTTCCTTTTTTCGAAAAGGTTCCTAATTCGCTGATAGTGTTTACTTCGTTGACGATAAGCTGATTCTGTTCCACCAGAAGTTTTAAAATCGAACAACCGACTGACTTAACGATTTTGGTAGTTCTAATTCCCTTATCAACATTCGTTCCACCGAAACCAGCAGTGATTCTTTTTCCAGATCGACCAGCGTTTTCGGTAAACAAAATATGCTCATAACCAAAATCATAATGAAGCGAGTGAGAAACCTGCTCGCCGATATCGTTTACCTCGACCAGAACAGAAGCATTATTATAGGCTTTTGCTACTCGGTGGATAACGTCGGCGTAGTCGACTGGAGTGATATTATTATTTCTATAAACCGCCGCCTGTTGATAAGGCATTTTAGTAACATCAACTAACTGAAAAGCTGAATAGTCCAAACCTTTACCACGAGAAACGTCGCAGACCATCATATATATGCGACCCTCTTCTGGCTTAAAAAACTGTGTAAGTCCATCTTTTTGTAGAATAGGAGCTTGAGCCACTAGTTCTTTCAGTTTCCAACCAGCAATAAGCGAACCTGACGAACCCAAGAACTCACAGTTATATTCCTGATCGAACTTCTCGAGATCGAAGTTCATACCAGCAAGAGTGTCTTGTTTCCACTTTTCGTCTCGACCTGGAACGCTAGTCCAGTGAACCAAGATCGGATGATATCCATTTTTACCAAGTTGAGCGTTAGCCCAAGTAGCATGGAAGTGGTTTAGACCGTTCGGCGTGGAAACTAGAATAATTTTAGAATCCAAACCAGAAGAAATCGTAGGGTAAACTGAGGTGAAGAATTCATCCCAGTTCTCAATGAACGCCGCTTCGTCGATGAATAGAAGGTTGATGGTGTAACCACGAATAGCAGAAGCAGAAGTCGCAGCAGCCAAAACACGGCTGTTATTTTCAAGAACGAATGAACCTTTATTCCATTCAACAACGCCTTGCTGAAGCCATTTAGGAAGATGCTGGTAGGCAAGCTGGACACGACCAAGAATTTCTCGAGCCGTATCGCCCTTATTGGCTAGTAGAGCGACAGTTTTATCAGCATGGAAAATGATATACCAAAGAATAAAAGCGCAGGTAGTAGTTGACTTACCTGCCTGACGAGCCGTAGTAACGATCGTATAACGATTGTCTTTGAAGGATTTAACCATATCCTTCTGATATTCATACATATGAAAGCTAGTAAGACCCTCGTTGATCGAGATAATCTTCATATAGTTTTCTGTAAAATATACGGGATCGTTCTGACACTTAACGTATTCCTGGAGTAATTCAGGAGTCCATTCAATATTCTGATTTGTTTTCTTTAGAAGAACATTACCCTTATAACCACCACTCAAATCATTCATTGTTCTTCATTTCCTTAAGAACTTTTTGCAATTCGGCTGTAGAGCCAACGAATAGGTTGTTATGAATAGTCTGGGCTTTCTCGCTGATCGGAGAATCTTTAGCATCAATCTCACGAATTTTGGTTTGAAGTTCCAGCAATTCTTTGTTGGTGCTTACCATTGTATCCATAAGTTTAGCCAAAACTTCGAACGCACGTGGATGCTGAGACTGGCCAGCTATTTCTGCTAGCTTGTCCATAGCTTCTTGACCTGTTGAGATTACTTCGTAGAGATTAGCACGTGCCGCTTCGAAATCATTCCTTGCGGAATCATCGTGAGCCTTTGCTATTAAATCGTCAACTTGTTTTTCAAACGTCATTGCAGGAAGACCGAGAGCCTTCCCGATTGGATCTTTATCTTCTTCGCTCATTAAATCTCATCATTGTTATAAATCATAGTAATGAAACCGTAGTCATCATCAGCTTCAATTTCAGTATATGGTATAGTTCCAGTGCTTGTGTTTGGACCACCAGTCCAGTTTATCGCCACTCCTGTGTTCGATAATCCTGGTTGTATCGTGATCTTTTCTGCGATTTCAGTGTTGCCAACTGCATCTGAGAGTTTACCATCTGCGACTTGAGGTATATAAAAGTTAGTATTGATGAACTTAATAATACCAGATTTTTTAACAGGTCCATAGAAGTACCCCTTTAATACGAAGTCCAAAGACCATATGATCATTCTGCGATCTTTATAGTCTCCATCGTATTTATCTTCGTAATTAATATTTGTTAATATAATAGGAATATCCATTGTAATTTCCATTTCCGGAATTAGATTACAAGTGGTAGTCCAATCTGGAGTAAAATATGGAAGGATTTGTTCCATGATTTTAGTTCCATCCTCAACGTTCTTAACGTAGATAAATGCCTTGAAAGAAATATTATATGGAACTGGGTTGTATTGATATTTCAATTTGCTAGGAGACCCAGCAATAGCAGTATTAACTACGCTTTTTCCGATAGTGTTTAGTTTTCTTGAACCATCATATTTGACTTCACCCATCTCAAAAGAAATCATGGGTAATGGACCTACTGCAGTTCCTCTGTCTAAGGCAGGATCCTGCATAATACGAGCAAGCATTTTGTCTTTTGGTCCATATGTAATTGGAACTTTAAGAAGTGCAGTTGTATTACCAGAGCTATCCGTTCTGGTAATACGAATATTATTAAGCAAAGTACCCATAAGGATAACATATTTGCGCATTAAACTGAAATAAAACGGAGCGCCGAACATTAAATGTTTCCTTCGCTAAATGGGTCTGCCGAAGTAAAGTCAACGAACAGATCTGATTCTCTTTGGATCTCGTCGCCGTCGTCAGCGATAACAAGGTCTGATGCAGATTTGCCTTCTAGAATTAGATAATCGTCATCTTCAGTCTTAATTTCTCCACCGAATTCGTCATTAATTGTCCAATCAAGAACATTAGTGCTATAGTTCTGTTGGATGATATCAATTTCTGGTATGCCTGTGCTGAATTTTTCTCCAGCGTAATCAAACACTTCACAAGTCATTTCCCATGTTTGTAAAGCGCCCAACTGATAAAACATTTCATATTTGTTAACGTAACGAATAACAAAACAACGTTGATTTAGCGGGAAATATATAATATCACCTTCGTTTGGTCTCACTTGAGTAGTATATTCGCCAACGTCTTCGCTAAATCTTCTTCTAGCAATAGAGAATACAACTTGATTGCGTATTTCAACGCCAAATTTTGATAGGAATTCTCCATCACCAGTAAACCCATCAATAGATTTGATATACATTTCTATTGGATAAGCGACTTCGTAACTAGAAACATCATCAGCGCCATAAACTTCGTCGTAATTATTTAATTTACGAGGAATATAATATACATCATGACCGTAAATACGAATTGCTTCAATAACTAAATCTTCAAGAAGTAGTTGTTCTTGCGATGCTTGGAAGTTATTGAAGAAGAAATTAGTGGCCATGATTATCCGATCATATCAGTTGCAGGCAAGCTGTATGTGTAAATCATTTCCTGTTCAAGCTGCTGTCTTTCTGCAGTCGCTTCATCATAAATTTGCTGTCCATTGAACTCGATTCCGCCTGGAAGTTTCATTCCACGGAACTTCTTCATATTCTGACCCCACTGCTGTTTAATAAGGCAAGAAGCATATCTAGCAAGCCAACGATCGCCCCAAGCATCAGTATAAACGGCAGGGTCGACGACCTGATACGCTTCAACAATAAGATAGTTGTCAACAGCGACCTGATCCCAAGACATATCAATATAAAGTTTATTGACATGACGGTTATATCTCAATGGTTGTTTACCAACCAGCATCTGTTCTAGGAACTGAACATGATTCATGGCCATATAATATGGAACCATAGAAACCGATGTAAGGGTGTAAAGATCGTTAAGAGCGATCTGATAAC